CTTTACCGCTGATATGAGCAGCCACAGTTGGCATAGCCTGTACAGCAGCCATAGTTTGTTGCAACTCTTGGAGGAATTTAGCTTGTTCACCATAATGACGAGCACCTAGAGGATAGATTTTACCAGCAGCCATTAAGTCATCTTTTGTAACTTCTACAAAGGATTCAGTACCGTAATCTTCATCAACTGAACGAATGCGCTCAACACCTTCAAAGTTACGTACAGCTTCACCCAACATACCGTTCAATAAAGGTTCAAGGATGTTTCGCTCAAACCAGCTTACTTTGCTTTGAAAGATACGTCCAGCAGCGTTTTCTAGGCTCTGTACCTCGTACTTTGTTTTCTCGCCGGGGGTACGGATACCCATAGCCTGTTTAGGCGCTCCTGCAAGCTCTTCCATGCGGTTCATAAGCTCGTTAATCTGGAGGTCAGCTTGTAGTGCTGTAGCATCAGGACGTAAGAAGGTTAGACTACCCTCGTCACCAACGAACACAGTGGCTCCGGGTTCGTACTCAAACTCTTCCACAGTGTTACCACCTACAACCATAACTGGATACGCAATAAGGTCAAATACGTCTGCTTTTAGGTTTTCCAAATGGTCAATACGGTATTGCATACCAACCAACTGATCTAACGGGCCTTGTGCCCATAGGTTGTCTGTACGTAGTCTCCAACCACAGTGGTACATAGGCTTGCTACCTGTCCACATTGGATTGGGTTGTTTACGTAAAATCCACTTTCTGTCGATAACTGTAATTAACTGGTTGCGTAAAAGCGTCTTCGTGTCTGGATCATAAATGTCTCCCCAGAACTCTAACAACTCAACCATGTCACTTTCTAGGTATTCGTCAGCACTACCAAAGCCATCAATAGCCATGTTCAATTCTTTCTTGAACTCTGGATCATCACGATAGTTTTGACGGAACTGCAAAGCTTTATTTAGCACTCCCTTATTGTAGTTTAGTGCTGGCTTAGTCTCAATGTCAGTCATCAGGTCGCCTAGTGACTTAAGCATACGGCGCACTACAGGAGTCTTGTCAAAAGTTTCAGCCAAGGGGTTAAACACAATGTCTGTAGGGTTAATGCGGTAGGCTTTAGGGCCAATATAACGACTAACCACATTACCTGTAGCGTCACTAATAACGTCACGTACATAGTCATATGTGACAACTACGTTACCAAAATCAATGTAGTCGTAAACTAGTTGAGAAACAAGAAGTTGAAAGTTAGAAGCTTTTAGCTTCTGTTTCATGTAGTTAGTAATGGCATAACGCTTTTTAGTTAACTCTTCACTTTTGTCAGTGGCTTCCCAAAAGAACCAAGTCTCAGATGGAAACAACGCAGCCATGTAGTTGGCATGTAAGTTGTCCCGAATCTGAGTTAATTTAGGAGTTACTGTAGAGTTCTTCCAAGGGAGTTTACTGTTACTAGTTTTACGTGTATCAGTGGCAAACAAGTAGTTACGTAACTCTTGTTGATCTGATTTCCATACGGCACGGTTAGTGTCCCACTTAACCCACATGTCAGCAATTTTATTTGCTAGGCTATCGTCATCAAAACTTACTTGTACGTTTTCGTTCATATTGTCCTCTTAGTAGGCTACGCCACCAAATTTAGAATTAAATGCAATGATGTTTGATTTCTTACCCCATGACCTACTAGATACAGGGGACTTACAAATCTCAACACAAGCCGCTAAAGCATCTTTAACGTCATCATGCTCAGGGTTATTCATAATAAGTTCTTCTTCTAGCACTTGACAGTTACCACCTTTGTAGTGCCAGATTTGATTGTTGGTATAACGTGGCTCTAAGATAGAAGCAATGCGTTCTGCTTTGTTCATAGTCTTAGGAGGGTTATATTCATCAATGGTGAACACAATGTTTTGACTACGCATGTAGTCACGGAATTGGCTTACAATGAGTCGCTGTGCAGCTACAATCTCACAACGCATCTTTTTAAAGCGCCACTTTCTAAACACTGATTCAGCCCTATCGTACATAACAGAAATCTTGTTTGTCTTAAATCTGTCAATGTCAAGTACATAATAGTTATTATCTTCGTCCACACCTACCACAGCAATAACAGTGTAGTCTGAGTGGTTACTGACTGTGTAAGCAAAGTCCATAGCTGCATACACATGGAGAAGCTTATCACCAAAGTACCAAGCACCGCTAAAGTTTTCAATCTTATCCCTTTCATAGTAGTTAAATCTACTACGGTCAATAAGCTGTGTTTCCACAGCGTTAGGGTTGTTGTAGTATTGGGCATAGAACTGAGTAATGTCCAAATACTTTGCTTTTTTACGGGCTAATTCTTTTTGGTCAAAACCAAAAGTCTTACCATCTGTACGCCGTTGTTTAGGCCATAGAAATTCACCATTAGTCTCTACAACACGTTCAAATGTTTCATACACCTCTAACTCAACTTCTTCGTCCTTATCCTCGTCATAGTAGGACTCGTTCATTTCCATCATATCTTTGTACAAGTCACCAGGATGGTAACGTGTACCTACAGCCCACTCTTTAGCACCTGTAGATTCAATAGAGGATAGTTGTGAATAGAACGCTCTAACTTGGTCACGACCAATTTGAGAGTAGGCATTATCAGGAACCACTACGTCATCTAGCACAGCAACAGAACAATGCAAACCTGTTACGTTAGCTGTAATACCTGCGGCTTTAATAGTTGCATCACGAACACCCTCTGCTTTACGCTTAGGGTGGTCAACACTAATCTCGTCAGCAGCCCAACGCTCTCGTTTACCTTCCATTTCATTAACCATCTCAGGCCAATAAAAACGGTAAATGTCAGATAATAGAATGTCTTTAACGGCTTTTAACTGCTTTTCAGCCAAGTTAGCTGTAGCAGATACGTACAACACTGTAGCTTCAGGATGCTTAGTAATGTGGTGTGCCACACGATAGGCAATCATTGCACTCTTCTGGTGGTCACGAGGAAGCAATACAAGTTGGTTATCCTTGGCATCTTGACGCTGCCACCAAGCACACAACTCCTCATGCACAGCGCCTAATACACGGTGTGGTGCAACTAGTCGAATAAACGTGAGTAAGTCTGCCTCTGCCGCTTGCTTTACTAGTTCTTTTTCAGTCATTACCATTTAACCTTATCTGCCCAATATGCAGCACTCATTTTGCCTTTGGCAATGTTGCTAGCATGTCGTGCTTTAAAACTCTTTTGACGTGCTGTAGGTTCTTTGTCCCCACTAACACCTTGCTGACCAAATCGAATGGTCTTTACTTTGTCACCTTCTTTAGCAACTACTACGTGTGATTTAGTAGGATGACTAGGAGTGCGTTTAGGTTTGTTATAACCACTTACTCCAGCATTTTTTAAACGGCTATCTTTTTTACTCATTTCATAGCTCCATTCTTCTTACGAGCAAAACTACGGTTAGCACTCTTACTAGTAACACGTAAATTACTACGACCAGCACTACCACCTTTACTTAGTGGCTTCTTATGGTCTACATCTTTACCGTCACCTTTGCTAACTTTACCTTCACGTTCCAACATACGGCGAGCACCATTACGTTTAGCCCGATCTTTCTTTACATCCTCTTTACCATCATACTTTTCGTATTGTTTCTTATAATCACGTTTACCGTTAGTCATAAATGGCATTATCGTTTACCTCCAATTACAATTCCTAAACGAGCCATATCACCTGCAATGCGACTAGGGATAGGGGGTAGCTCCACCTCTTCTTTTTTAGGTCGTCCTACGGGCTTTTTAACGGCTTCTGTGGCATATCCTTTGTCAGCCAACCACTTGGCAGCAGCAGTGCCTCCCGGTTGTTTAGCATGACTCTTCATTTGAGTAATGGCTTCAGAACGTAGCTTAACTTCTAGTTCTGCTTGCCACTTGTCTACATGTGGTTTAATTAGAGCATGGTTACGTACTTCAAGCCAGTGTTCCCAATCACCTAACAACACTTGTGCAGGTTGGTATTCAGATGGATCACGGCAATCTAGAAACACATCTTTCCATTCCTGTAATGTGTACACAGGTTTAAACTTAACATCAGGACGAGCAAACTCTTTAAAGAGTTGTAATATTACTC